TTTTGTAAATCGTTTTTATCTCTAATTAAGGACACTGTGACCTCTATTTTTTAAGCATTTACGATATATTGATTGATGTTCAGTATCAGCATCAACACTCCCTATCCAAAAAATAATATTGCTTAAAAAATTAGTATTATTATCAGCTATAGTTTTGCAGTGTTGTAAATCGTTTGTGATTTCTTTTGCTTGATCTGTATTAAATGTTCCTGACTTTCCAGCACTATCAATTACTGGATTATAAGCACAACCATTTAAAAAAGTGCAAACGAGCATTGTTAAAAGTATCTTTTTCATATCTTGTTTTTTCCTCTCTCTACATAATAGCTGGGTGGTACTTAATCTTGTGTAGTTTCCAAGCTATGTTTTTTTTCTTTTCTTGTAGCTTCCTCAACTTTATTAACAAAGTCTTTTCCATTTCTATTGACTTGTCGTATCGTTGTTGAAGCTTGGGTAATTGTTTTTCCATAACCCATCTCCTTAGTTTTTCCCCTATCTTTATAATAGGAGTATTTGGGTGGAACTCCACACCAAATTTTTTATAAACATCTTCCATCAAATTAAATGATGGTGTTTTTAATATAAGTTTATCCATTTGCTCTCTCTTTTTCTAACTTTTCTTTGTTTTGATTTATATATCTTTGAGCATCTTTTTTTCTGATAAAATAATTATCCCTACTAATCCAAGTCTTATTATTAATTGTAATCATAAAATGGAATATTCTTTTAGTAGAGTGTACTTTATTTATTCCTATCATTATGCTCTCTCCTTTAAGTCAGGTTTTATATCCTCTAACATTCTTAAAGAAAAATAAACTGAATAAAGTTGTGAACCATCATTAGTCAATTTTTCTTTAGGTGTAATACCTAATTGATCAAAACCAATTTTAGGATCATATTTTTTATCTTTGTTGTGAACTTTAGAATGATATGTTGAGAATCTATCTATCAAAATATCATATTCTTCTTCTAGTCTTTGTCTTACTCCTACCATGCTCATACTCTCTCCTTGTTTAGTTTTTTTATTTAACATATTTGAGATTATGGTCATAAAAGAGTTGTAATTGCAATAGTAAATAAATGGCTATTTTATTGAGTTTTTTAACATATATTTCAACTCAAACTATAAATTGCAATAAAAAAACAAATCAGATAATAAAAGAATCAGAGGTATGAAAAATAAATTAGATATGATATTAAAAATTATTGCGTGAGCAATAAAGTATATAAATTTTCATATCTACTTTTAGGTTAAAAGCTTACAATCTTTAACGAATCATGTAAGCAAAACAGATAAGGGGTTCTTTGCTCTCTCTTGAACCCCTTGTCAAACAGAGAGAGGTGGATAGATGAGTCAATTAGATTTGTTTAGCGATTACAAAGCATTTCAAAAATCGTCAGATACAAGTGTCAAATCTTGGACACAAAAAAATAATAAACTAACATTACGAGAAGAAGTTTATAATCTTTTATCAGAGAGGTTATATTCAAACGAACAAATAGCAGATTCACTTGGACAACCTTTATCAAGTATATGTGCTAGAATAAATGAACTAAAAAAAATAGATTTAGTAGAAGATTCAGGTAAAAGAACTAAATCTAAATATGGCAGAGATTGTGTACTTTGGAGAAGAAAAAAATGATTGGATATTGTGTAAAATCTATAAAAAGAGATGAAACTTTAACTTGGTTAAAAAATATCCATTATGCAAAACGAGTACCAATGATTATGTATGCTTTTGGATTATATAAAGAAAATGTTTTAAGAGGTGTAATAACTTATGGAAAACCACCATCTAAAGATTTATGTATATGTATTTGTGGAGAAAAATATAAATCAGAAGTAACAGAATTGAATAGATTAGTTTTACAATATAATAAAAAAAACGAAGCAAGTTTTTTAGTTGCTAATTCCTTTAAATTATTGCCAAAACCTTTAATAATTGTTTCTTATGCAGACTCAAATCAACATCATAATGGTTATGTTTATCAAGCAACAAATTTTATTTATACTGGTTTAAGTAATGAAAGACTTAAATTTATTATGGGTGGAAAAGATTTATCAGAAAGAACATTATCTGGTATTCAAGGTAATTTAACAAGAGAACAATTTTTTAAAAAATATAATGTTAAAAAATCAAAACAATTAGGCAAACATAGATATGTCTATTTTTTAGGAAATAAATCTCAAAAAAAAGAAAGACTAAAAAATTTATTACTAAAACAATATTCATATCCAAAAGGAAAAAATATAAACTATGATTGGAATTTTAAACCAGAAACACAAGGTTTATTATTTTGAAAAAAAAACCTAATAAAAAACAAAAAGAAATGATGGATAAAATGGCTAAATATGGTTGTATTGCGTGTCATCAAGACAATATTTATTCTGAAGCTGAAATACACCACATTAGAAGTCATACAGGTTTAGCATTAAGAGATCACGATAAAATCTTGCCTTTGTGTCCAAAACATCATCGTTATGGCAAAATATCAATTCATTTAGGCAAAAAAGCTTTTATTGAAAAATATGGAACAGAAGAACAATTAGCAAAAAAAGTAAGAGAAAGGATAGAAGAATGGGATTCTATAACGAGTATATTTTAATATGAGTAGAAAATCAGGATATTTTATTTGTTACAGAGATATTTGGAGAAATCCTATATTTAAAAATTTATTACAAGCTAGTTGTTGGATATATTTTATAAGTTCTGCAAGTCATCAAGACAAAGAATTGAGGTTTTTAGACAATAAAATATTTGTTCGTAGGGGAGAGATGATTATGCCATTAAGAGTTACAGCTAAAAGATTTGGTATGACTTATTCTGAAATGAGGTCTTTTATACTAAGGCTAGTACGAAGAAAAATGATAACCACTAGAACAGCCCAGTTACATCATTGTGGAAACCACAAAAATAGAAAAGTAACTCTAATTCAGCTTATAAATTACGACAAATATCAATATGTAGAAACTGAAAAACCAGTTACAAACCAGTTATCGCAAGAAGTACTAATAAACAAGAAACAATTAACATCTCTAAATATAGGGTCTAGCAAAGATAAGATTGTTAATAATGGGTATAAGTTAATATCCGAATGGGGAGAATATAAAATATTATTAAAAGATGGCAAAAAATATTTAAAACATAAATGGAAGAATGAGCCAATAAAAGAGTACCAATAATGAGTTTTTTGCGTCTTTTTAAATATGTCAGAAAAAGATTGATTAAACTATCACTTGAAAATAAAATGTTAAAAAGGCAACTAGAATATTATAGAGCCATAGTAGAATCAATAGAGAAAAGAAAGCATTAAATGGTCAAGAAAAAGTCAAAATTTAGACACATATCAATAGGGTCAAAGAAATATTATTTTTTTGAGATTAAATGGTTAGATATATTAGGAGATAGTGGTCATGCTACTATGAAAGAATTTGAATTTATGAAACCAGCCATGATGACAACTAATGCCTATGTATTTAAAAAAGATAAAAAGTATTTATGGACATTTGCTAGTTATGATGAAGAAACCTTTAGTGATCGTAATGTTTTTCCTATTGGTTGCATAAAAGAACTTAAAAAGATAGAAATTTGATACCTTTTCCAAAAAAAAAATATAATATTATTTATGCAGACCCAGCTTGGCATTTTAAAACATATTCTGATAAAGGCACTAAACGATCTGCTTTACAGCATTATAATTGCCTTAATATTGATGATATTTATAATTTACCTATTAGGTCAATTTGTGATGATGATTGTATCTTATTTATCTGGGTTATTGACTCAATGCTTCCTGAAGCTTTGGAAACTATTAAAAGATGGGGTTTTAAATATAAAACAGTAGCTTTTACTTGGGTAAAACAAAACAAAAAATCAGATGGGTATTTTACAGGAATGGGTTATTACACTAGATGCAATCCTGAACAATGTTTATTAGCAACTAAAGGAAAACCAAAAAGAATATCTAAATCTGTAAGACAATTAATAATAAGTAGATTAGAACAACATAGTAAAAAACCTGACGATATAAGGAATAGAATTGTAGAACTTTGCGGAGATTTACCAAGAATAGAATTATTTGCAAGACAACGAGTAGAGGGTTGGGATTGTTGGGGAAATGAGGTATAAGAATCAGTTATGAAAAGCGACATAAATAAGGCAGAAAAGAAGAAACAATTAGGCAGACCACACAAACATATTGATAAAAAAGTATTAGCAAATTTAAGTCAGATTGGTTGCACACAAGAAGAAATAGGAAGTATTGTAGGAATATCTGCAAGAACTTTGCAAAGACGATATGCCGATTTATTAGAGGTTAATAAAAACAAAGGTAAAGCATCTTTAAGAAAAAGAATGTACGAAAAAGCTATGAAAGGTAATGATAAACTAATGATCTGGTTGAGTAAGCAATACTTAAATATGACAGACCGAATACACAATACTAACACAACCGAACCTTTACCATTAATTATAGAAGCTAAAGCTGAAGATGTGAAAGACTTAAATGGCAAAGAAAAAGGGTAATATATTTGGTCAAACCCAAATTTACGAAAAAAAGTTTAAAGGCACATCAATAGGTAAGAACCCTAAAAAAGTAAATTCCATGAACAAACATAAACGACAAGGCAGAAGTAGAAAACAATTAAGATATAGAGGTCAAGGTAAATGAAACGATCTAATTTTTATAAGAATGGAGAATTTATACCTTATCAAATGCCACAAGATTTTAGACCATCACAAGGCAGAGGTTCATGTGGTAATTGTGGTATGTTTTCTCAAAGACATTTATTTTGTGGAGTATGGAGAACTAGAGGTGTGAAAGATACTTATGTTTGTAACAAATGGCGACCAAGACATTTTAGAAGATAATGGAACTTATTTTACTTAATGATGGTTTATATCAATTAGTAGAAGTAACAAAAGAAATGACTAAAGGTATAAAGCTTTTAGATGATGTAGATTGTTTTGATCTTTGTGATATTTTAAGATTATATCTAACGACTTACCATGAAGCACCTTTTAATGTTCATGTGATGAATGATGGCTCTGGCGATTTTTATGGGTGTATTTGTAGATAATAAATGATATTACAAAAGTATGTCAATTCATGGAAATAGAAAATTAAATAAACCTTTTAGAACACCATCTGCATCTAAAAAATTTGGTGTATTTGTAAGAAATAAAAGAACAGGCAAAGTTCAAATAGTTAGATTTGGTGCAAAAGGTATGCCAATCAGAAAGAATAATCCTACAAGACAGAGAATGTTTTTTGCTAGATTTAGACCTATCTTGGCAAAAGTAAAAGGACAAAAAACTTTGAGTCCAGCTTACTGGGCAATCCAATCATGGAAAAAAGGTTTTAAATTATGAGTAAAAAAGACGATACAATTAAAGTTAGTTCCGAGTCTAAATTACAATTACCATTAGCAAATTTAATTGGAATTATACTTGTAGTATCTGGTGCAGTATTTGGATATGCAAATCTTACAGGAAGAATAGGTGCTTTAGAAACTGCTGATACTTTGTTTCAAGCTGATCTATTAAAAAAAGCTGAACAAGAACCAAAAAATTTAGAAATGTTTATGTTAATAGAACATTTAGCATCACAAATAGAATCTATTGAAAAAGAGATAGAAGCTAGTAGATACAACAAAGTCAATATAGATCATTTAAAAGAGCAAGTAGATATTATAAATAAACAAATAGAAAAATTAAGAAATGGTAATCATTAATGGAAACAATTATAGCTTTGTTAATGTTTGTTGGTGTAGATCAAAAACTTGTTGAGATGACTTGGACTCCAAGCATAAGCAAATGTTTAGAAAAGAAAAGAATTGCAACTAGAAACAGCAACGCAGTTTATATGTGTTCTAAAGTCAAAGCTGAATTAGATGCAGATAATAAAATTTTAAGGATAGAAAAATTAAAATAATTTATGAGTATTTATAATGATAGATTGGGTGTTAAAAAGAATAGAAAAGATTACAAGGGCAATATTCCATTGGACTTGGCGAGTTCAAACGCACCGAAAATACAAAAGGAAAAAGTAAATGGAATTTGTTTTAACTATGGTAATGTGTGCTTATGTAGAGGGTAAAACGACTTGTATGCCACCCCATTCATTTGATGATAGATATAAAGATGCTTATAGTTGTATGCTTGATGGTTATACAAGGTCTTACAACAAAATTATTGAACTTGGCAAAGATGATGTTAATAAATTTAACATCTACATAAAATTCGGTTGTAATGAAAATAACTCTAACA